GGCGTTGTTTTCAAGCATTTAAAGTCATTAGGCCGTTATGGATTAACACTCATCCTAACTACCCTGTAATGAGGGGAGGCCGGGAGTCGCGTAAGGAAATTATGCACTACTATAACATAGAAAAAAAGAGTTGATTGAGACAAGGTTATGTCCGATATCCAATGATAAATAAGTAAATAGGTTTGGTTGAAAAATCACAACACAGTAAACGACAGCTGTTTCGACGAGTCAGTCTACAGGAATATAACCTGGCTGTAATAACAGATGTGTCCAAATTCCAAAGTTCACTACCGAAAATGGTTAGATATATGCTCTTGCGACTTCGTTGAGATGAGATGAGATGAGATGAGATGAGATTTGAAGTGCTGTGCTTTTCACAGAAGACCTAACACCTTTCATTGTATTCACAAATGAGATTGCTGATTTTTCTTCTACAAAATGGACATCTATTACATACATTATATTCATCAGAGTTAATATATTATAAACGATCTCGTACTATTTTTTCAATCAGGAAAGAATGTTGATAACATTGGCAGACCCTGTAAATAATTCTGTGTAATTGCCACCCTATTAAATGTGACCGTTCAGCCGGTCACCGAACTCAATAATAAATCGACTCATCGCCAGCCGCCAGTTTTGGATCGGCATGTTCCATTTTTTCGACGCCGACTGTATCGCAAGGTAAATTACTTTCCGCACCGAATCGTCCGTTGGGAATACTTTTCGCTTTTTTATTGCCTGTCGGATCACGCTGTTGAGCGATTCTATCGCGTTAGTTGTGTAGATCACCTTGCGGATATCGGGCGGATAACCAAAGAAGGTATTGAGATTTTCCCAGTTGGCCCGCCAGCTTTTGCTGATCTGGGGATATTTACCGTCCCAGGCGTTTGCGAATGCATCCAGCGCCATCAGGGCGGCTTCTTCCGTCGGCGATTGATAGACGGCTTTCAGCCCGGCAGTAACGCCCTTATAGTCTTTCCACGATACGAACTTCAGGCTGTTGCGTACCATGTGGATAATGCAAAGCTGGATATGTGTTTGCGGGTAGACGCTGTTTATCGCCTCCGGGAAGCCTTTCAAGCCATCCACACAGGCGATAAGGATGTCCTGAAGCCCGCGATTTTTCAGTTCAGTCAGTACGTTAAGCCAGAATTTCGCACCCTCATTTTCTGCTAACCACATTCCGAGCAGCTCTTTTTTGCCCTCGGTATTGATACCCAGCGCAAGGAAAACGGCCTTGTTTATCACCGAACCACCCTGTCGAACCTTCACCACGATACAGTCAAGATAAACAATGGGATATAGCGAGTCCAACGGACGATTTTGCCATTCGGTTACCTGTTCCTTAACGGCATCTGTTACTTTGGATATCAACGTGGCTGACACATCAGCGTCGTACATTTCTTTGAACGTGGCAACGATTTCACGCGTGGTCATGCCTTTGGCGTAAAGAGATAGAATCTGGCTGTCCATCTGCGTGATACGAGTCTGGTTTTTCTTAATCAGTTGCGGCTCGAAGGTGCCTTCACGGTCACGTGGCGTGTTTAGCGCGATCTCGCCGTCATCAATAAGCAACGTTTTTGAGGAGTAACCGTTACGGGTATTGGTACCGGTTTTGGGCGTATTTTTCTCATGCCCGAGATGGTCTGTGAGTTCAGCATTCAACGCTGTTTCGACGGTAAGCTTAGTTAGCATGCGTGAAAACTGATTAAGATCAGCTTCAGTCTTGATGCCTTTGGCCAGTTCTGTAGCAAGTTCCTGAAGTTTCTTCTCGTCCATAATTTACCTGTCTCCGTTGTTCGGATAACGATATCAAAAACAGGCAATTACACAATTTAATTTACAGGCTCCATTGGCATAATATTGTATCCATCTTTTTATTAGATTGGCCTTTCATCCTTCGATTAATTCTTAGCTTTTTTCAATTCTGGCAAAACCATAGTATTTCAGCAAATTTCTGTTATATTTTTTTAATACCATTCATCAAGATAAAACAAAATTTCCTCTACCCTTTTATAATATAAATCTCTATTTTTTTACATTTTCCATCCACACACTGTTTTTCAATATGTTCATTGTAATTCCTCCCCAAGACTGATGCCGTTAGAATTTTTCCCAGCGTCACTGATTTCTTCTGTAATGCTAATAAGCAATTATTATGTTGCATTATAGCAGACAATAAGTGGATCACTCCTAATGCATATCTAAATACCTCAATAATTGTGCCTAATGTTTTTCAATCAAAGAAACCAATTTAACCACTCGACTCCTAATAAAGTAAACTAGTTAATTCATCTAACTACCGATGAGCCTGAAGCACAAAGAGGAACAATGACCCAAATAATAAAGCGCCAGAATAATATGATATCAGCTCATTTAAGTTTATTTTTTATCATACATTTTTAATAATTTCTTTATAATCTGGCGGCATTTATTTATAAATATGGATATTATGATCAGTATTACTCATTCCGGTTGTTGATGTGAAATGTCTGAAAGTTGATCAGATCGCTCATACTGGATTAAATCACATCGGGGCGATCTTTTATTTTCCCACTTATTTTGCGATTAAAATTTCTTATTGTGGAGTTGAGGGCCAAGTAATATCAGGCGCAGTGCTAGTATTTACAGCTTGCACAGCCTGCGCGTATATCATCCAAGACGTTAGAGTGTTTTTATCTGCAGCATTAATGATTCCTAGCATTAGTTGTGTTTGCCAGAACTGCGTTTTTATATTAGCAGCGGATATCAATGCGGTTTGTTCAGCAACCGCCGCGTTCACCTGTGCCGCTTTTTGAGTTATAGTGTTTGTTATCCATGCGGTGCCGCTCCATTCATCATAGGATGTGGCCGGAGCTAATAAAGTTTGGTTTGTGCCAAGCGGACCTATTGCTTGAATTGTCGCCGCAGCCAGCGTAGAAGTATCATATACTGTATCCCCTCTATGATCTTCTACTTGATCCCATGTATCCCCCTTAGAATTGCGACACACAACATATCCTGACTGTGCAGCAGGCGGGACATCTAGATATGATAAGGCAGGAATTCCTACCCCGACTATCAAATATTCACTTGAGCTTCCGATATACTCATAAGTATTACAATCAACATTATAGAATGTAATCAATCCAGCCGTTTTTGCCAAATTATTCGAATCAAGAACTGCTTGGGTATCATTAATCATCATGCCGCCCTCACTATAAAATTAAAAGCGATATTTACGGGTCGAGTTTCAGTCGCAGCATTCACACCAGGTAAAAAACCTGCAGTTGACCAGCCAGCGCCTCCACCGGGAAGCGCAATATCTCCGTTTGAAGTAATTCCAGTATCATCAGCTAGGGTTACTACACTTCCCGCAGATGCTCCTTTGGTCTCAATATAATGATCATGCACCTGTAGCGCATGAGATTGAACACTCATCAACGCCCGGCCACTATCTAAACCGCGCCCATTATCCCAACCACGGATAAATTCCCCTCTTAAATCAGGCAAAATACCTGTCGGAAAGGTAATCGCAAGATTTGGATAAATTGTGGTACTAAATGATGCTCCATTACAAATCAACCAACCGGTTGGAGGTGTAGCTAACGGCCAGGGCAATGGGATCCCGATAGGAATAAGATTTGCGCTAATACCAAGGTTTGTTAGAGCCGCCGCCTGGGCAACTGCCCCCGCCGCTTTGATTTCAGAAAGGTTATTAGCTTTTTGCAAAAATAACGCCTGAATCGCCGCCAATACCTGTGCGTCATTGGTCGGATCGAGCGTTAACCCTCCCGTCTGCACAATATTGATGAGCTCTCGCTGCACGGTATTGAACCACCCGGCATCAAGAATGGTGGGAGAGATACCGCTGGCCACACTGCCATCGGTAAACTCCCCGGCGGCAGTAGCGGTATTGGTGATATTGCCAATTTTTTGCATAAATCAGTCCTCGTCAATAAAGACGCTTATTAAAAATAAGGTTGTGGAATTACCCGGCGTAGCCGAATTTTACGATGGTGTGGGATGGCGCCAGCGCTGATAACCGGCATTCAAGTTGTTTATTGCCCCATGAACGCAGTGGGTCGCTGCAATAACTCAGGCCGCATTGCGCATAGGAAATTGTTGTGGTCGGCGCATTGACCAGCCAGGTAAAGGGGTAATCATTGCCGTTGAGCGCATCGCCGCAGACAGACATGCCGGCGCAGGCTTGCCGATAAACACTGATCGTGACGGTATAGCCCAGCGAGGCGGCCACACAGATAAAATAGGCTATAGATTGACCGCCGGTGCTGAAGAGTTTTGACGTAACCGCCTTTTGCCGCAGCGCAATGCTGTCCGTTTCTCCGATAGCGCAATCATCCGGCAGAGCTAGCGTGTTCTCCCACTCGCTAAGCAAAATGGTGGCGGTGGCCGGGAACGCGCCAACCAGTAATGCCTGTGCCGCGTCATCGCTTTGCTGATAGCTGTTGGCCAGTGCGCTCATTACGGCTGTCTGCACCGCGTCGGAACTCTTGGGCCACACTGCCCCCACCGGCATTAATGACTGAAACGCGCCGGTATAATCATCAACGGTGAATTTACTCATAAGTAAGTTACCGTGCCCCGCACCGGCAATCCGCCGGTCGCCATGGTGATATTGGCCGTCGGCGATGTCAGGATAAAACCGTCGGCGCCATCAATATCCGCAATGGCCGCCATTAGATCCGAAAGATAAATTGTGCCGCCAGGTGCACCCTCGGTGAAGAAAACATTATCGATCGCAGTGGCAATCGCTGCCGTGGTGGTAGCATCGGCATTGGTGAGGCCGCTGATGTCGAAATTTACCGGGGTGGCAATAGGGGAACAAACATACACCAGAGCGGTGACCGGTTGCAGCGGGTAGATATTATCTGCGACCCGCAACTGATCGCCCGTGGCCCTGACGGCGCCCCAGGTTTCCAGCGAAGAAATGCCATTTGTCCCAACGGGAAAACCGTGATTAGTGGTATCGCCGCCATCGCACATGACATAGACTCCGACGGTACCCGCGCCCATCAGTCGGCGCACGACCCATACCCGCGTCACACCAGCAACAGCCAGTGCCCAGGACGCGTAATCGGCGTCGTTGCCGCCCTGCGGGGTATCCTGATAGGCCAACAGCATTCGTGAACGAAACGCCGCTTCGGATTCAATATCCGCCCCGCCGGTAATGGCCACCGTCGCCGTGGCCTGGCTGCTGACGCCTTCAATGGCGACATCGAGACTTAATAACGTACCGGCATCGGCATTGCCCGCTTCACCGCCGCCCGTGATATCGGTGGTAGGGTCGGGAAGGATCGCGGTAATGGATCCGATGGCCGTTCCAGCTGAACCGAGGGTAATACCGTTATCCAGGGTATATTGGTATCCGTCGCTGCGATTTAGCACAGCGGCCGTCGGTAGGACCGCCCCTGCGGCGCCGGTAAAGGCGACCGTCGGACAACGCGCGGCATAAGCCGTTTTTTGCGTTACATTTTTCAGCGCCGCCCAGGCGGCCAGATATTCATCCGTCGCGGTATAGGGGGTAGCTTGCTGCGCAATCCAGTCAAGATAACCGTAATGCAAATACGTTAATCCCGCGTCGGCATCCCCCAGAACGCCCAAATTGGAAAACCGCAGCAAGGCGCCGATGTTTTTTAATTCCGACTGAATAAACGCCGCATTTCGCTGGCGTAATTCGGTCAATGTCGGTCGATTGAATGGCATATATTACTCCCAGGCCCAGGAATATTTGAACGACGATGAATCTCCGTTCGGTTTAAAGAAAACAAGCTGCATATACAGCCGGTTCGGATAGACGATCTGGGTCGTAATCTGGATGCTGCTGACCACGCCGTCATCGATCAGCCACTGCAAGGCCTCGGTGGCATAATCTTCCGCTTTGCCCGCAATGGCCGCGGTCAACTTCTGGCGTTTCAACAGCCACAAGCGTGAACCTATTTGATAATCCGAGCCGGTATCACCCCACCAGCCTCGGCGATCATTGCCGTCGTAATCATCGTCATTTCGGGCCAACCGATCGGTAAAGAGGCTGATCAAAATAGCCGTCTCCAAATCATTACCGCTGATTAAATCGCCCAACCCGGGCTGCCAATCGCCTAACGATTGCCCGCCATTCCAGATCGTTGTGATATCGGTCATTGCAATTGCCCCCCAGGCGGTTGGCTAATCACCGTTGAACCGCCGGTTTGTACGTTTTGCACCTGGTGATTGTGCTGGTTATAAGCATCACGCAGATT